AAAGTTGCTAGGTATGAAATACGAAGAGCGAACGCAACCTTTTGCAGGAGCAACAGGCGTAGTTCACCCAGTATTGAACGAGGCAGTGACGCAGTTTCAGGCTTCTGCATATAAAGAAATGTTGCCAAGTAGTGGACCTGTCCGCGCACAGATAATTGGTAAGACAGATAAAGACCAAGAGGCCAGAGCTAAGCGAGTGCAAGAGTATATGAACTATACAATTATGCACGAGATGGAAGAATATGAGCCAGAGTTTGACCAAATGCTATATTTTTTAGGTTTGGCAGGCAGTACATTTAAAAAAGTCTACATGGATGAGTTATTAGGCAGGCCAGTTAGTAAATTTGTGCCAAGTGAGGACATTGTAGTTAATTATTCTGCCACAGATTTGAAGTCAGCAGACCGAGTAACGCATGTAATTAGCATATCTTCTAATGAATTACGTAAATTACAAGTAAATGGCGTCTACTCAGGCGAAAGTTTAGGGGAATATGGCCAAGGTTTGCAGCAAAATGAAGTGCAAGAAGCTTATGACGACATACAAGGCATGTCAAGTGGGTATGGTGACAAAGATTTTACGCTTTTTGAGTCACATTGTTACTTAGATTTGGAAGAATACCCCGACACAGACGAAGAAAACGAGCCAACAGGTGTAAAATTACCGTATATAGTCACAATTTGTAAAGAAACAAGCGATGTTTTGGCCGTTAGGCGTAATTATAGAGAAGATGACCCTAATAAAAACAAAATACCGCACTTTGTACAGTATAAATTCACTCCAGGACTCGGTTTTTATGGTTTTGGCCTGATACACTTGCTTGGTAACTTAAGCCGAACAGCAACTGCGAACCTCCGACAATTAATTGACTCAGGAACTTTGTCTAATATGCCTAGTGGCTTTAAAGCTAGAGGCATGCGGATCTCAGATGAGGATGTGCCACTAAATCCAGGAGAGTTTAGAGATGTCGACGTTCCAGGAAGTGATTTAAAAGGCAGTATAGTGCCTTTACCTTACAAAGAACCTAGTGGCACGTTGTTTCAGTTGATGGGTTTTGTGGTAGATGCGGCACAACGGTTTATTGGTAATACAGATTTAGGCGTAGGTAATATTAGTAACGTCAATGGCGATATGCCTGTAGGCACAACTATTGCTATGTTAGAGCGTGGTTCTCGTATTGTATCTGCTGTGCATAAACGCTTACATGCCAGCATGAAACAAGAACTCAAAATGCTTTCTGTATTGCTCAAAGAAAGTGCTCAGCCTTACCCATACCAAACAGATGGCGATTTAAGTATAAAGTCAGAGGACTTTGATGATCGCATAGATATTTTGCCAGTAAGCGACCCGAACATATTTAGTATGTCACAACGGGTAATGCTAGCGCAAGAGCAACTAAGATTAGCTCAAGCAGCACCGCTAATGCACAATATGTACGAAGCTTACCATAGAGTTTACTTGGCGTTGGGTGTAAAAGATATTGACAAAATTTTACCGCCCATGGAGCGAGAAACACCAGTAGACCCAATAACAGAAAACTTAAATGCTAGTAAAGCGGCAGAAGGTATGCTAGAGCTTAAGGCATTTAAAGAACAAGACCACGATGCGCACATTGCGGTGCATTTAGCTTATCAACTTAGCCCAGTAGCACAGCTACAACCTAGAGTCTTGTTGGTACTAGAAAAGCACATTTATGAGCATATAGCATTGAAAGCTGAGATATTGGCAGAAAAATCATTGCAAAGTGCACAAGGTGAGGTTATATCTGCACAATTTGAATCACAAAAAGCTAGGATACAGAGTCAACTGGTTATGGAATATCAACAACAGAAAAACTCTATGTCGCAAGCTAGTGGAGCACAACAGACAGACCCATTAGTTGCATTGAAACAACAAGAGCTACAGTTAAGGCAGCAAGACCAAATGGCAGACCAGCAAATTGATCAAGCTGAACTAGCATTGAAACAACAAAAACTTGCATTAGATAGACAAAAAGCATTAGGAGGCTAATATGTCTTTATATGAAAACATAAACGCAAAACGTAAGCGCGGTGAAAAAATGCGTAGCAAAGGTGAAAAAGGTGCGCCTAGTGAGCAAGATTTTAAAAATGCTGCTAAAACTGCAAAAATGGCAGAAGGTGGTAAAGTAGAGCTTACAGAAAAGCAACAAAAAATTGCACAAGCTGCCCCTCCTACAGATAAAATAACAGGCAAAGATTTTGAGGCCATGCGCAAAGGTGATATGAAAATGCGTGACGGTGGCGAAGTCACTATGGGCAAGTGCCCTAATAGACCAGATGGTATACGAGGTGGCGGTGCAGCTATTAAAGGCATGGGCTTTAAGGGTGTTTTTTAGTGGCTAAGAAAAAAGACCCTAAAGTTGGCACAGGTAAAAAGCCAAAAGGCTCTGGCAGAAGGTTGTATACAGATGAAAACCCTAAAGATACTGTGGGTATTAAGTTTGCCACAGTAAAAGATGCACAAGAAACAGTGCGCAAAGTAAAAAAAGTCAATAAACCTTTTGCTAGAAAGATACAAATACTTACAGTGCTAGAACAAAGAGCTAAAGTAGCGGGTAAAAACAAACAAGCAGCGATAGCTAAGCGCGGTAAAGAAGCTATCAGAAGGGCACATGGTAAAACTAAATAGGAGAACGATATGAACTTTGGCGCATTAAAAGGTGTGATAGGCGCAGTAGCACCAACATTAGGCACAGCTTTAGCAGGTCCGCTAGGGGGCACAGCCGCACAAGCAATCAGTGCTGTTTTAGGTTGTAAGAATGATGCTAAATCTATATCTACTGCTATGCAAACAGCTACGCCCGAGCAGCTTTTAGCTATCAAAGAAGCCGAGCTTGAGTTTGAAGCTAAGATGGCACAGATGGATGTGGACATATTTGCATTGGAGACAGCTGATGTTCAAGATGCTCGTAAAGCGCATAAAGGAGATTGGACTCCTAGAATCTTTGGCTTATTTAGTCTTTGTGGTTTCCTTGGTTATATCTTCCTTGTTACTATTCAGCCTCCTGATGCTAACAGCGATACCATAGTGAGCCTCGTATTAGGTTATCTTGGTGGACTGGTTAGTGGCATAAGTAGTTTTTATTTTGGTGCTAGTCACGCAAAGGATAATTAATATGAACCATACAAGATTGAGTAAACAACTTTTGTATCATGAAGGTATACGCCTGAAGCCCTATCGCTGTTCTGCTGACAAACTCACCATAGGTATAGGTAGGAATATAGAAGATGTGGGTATATCAGAGGAAGAAGCTTTTTATTTGTTAGCTAATGACATTAAAAAAGTGGTAGAACAATGCCAAAGAAATTTTAAATGGTTTGAAGGTCTTAATGATTTAAGAAAGGAAGCCATAGTAAATTTAGTGTTCAACATGGGCTTTAGTAAATTTTTGCAATTTAAAAAAACTATTAAGCATATTGAAAATGAAGAGTTTGAGTTAGCTGGTGCAGAACTATTAAACTCACGATATGCGCAGCAAGTTGGTCAAAGAGCGATCGATGTTGCTAACCAATTAGCAGATAAGTAAATTTTTATGTCAAATGACCTTTACTTTTATGAAAACACGCTTAAACTAATCCGTGAGCGTAGACAGTCGGTGACAGATACTTTGTTAGAAGGCGCAGTGGCTGACTACACCACATACAAGGAACTTAGAGCACGATTGAGTGAACTTGCTGCAATAGAACAGGAATTAAAAGACCTGCTAAAAAGGATAACATACCAAGATGACTGATGTAGGATTATTAGTACCCGCACATATACAAGATGAAGAAGAAGCAAAAGGTTTAGAACAAGCATACGTTGAAGAAAAAGACCTTTACTTAGACCCTAGTAAATTACCCGAAGATACTATCGATCGATTGCCGCAACCTACAGGCTGGCGAGTTTTAATTTTGCCATATCAAGGTAAGATGAAAAGCGATGGTGGTATTTTGCTCACAAACAAAACCCGTGAAACAGAAGCGTTAGCTACAGTATGTGGTTATGTGCTCCGTGTAGGACCAGATGCTTACGAAGATAAAGCTAAGTTTGCTCATGGTGCATGGTGTAAACAAGGTGATTGGGTAATATTTGGCCGATACGCAGGTAGCCGTTTTAAAATAGAAGGCGGTGAGGT